TTGCCCTGAGAATCATATTGTGCTGGTAATCTAGTCTGTTCCTTTCCATAAGCTGCTTTTAGCTTAACCTTACCTAAAAAAGTTCCATCCTCCTCGTCTTTCTTAAATGGCATCGAGAAAGTGTTAGGCCAAGAGTCTTCTTTTGCTTCTCTATAAGAGGTTACCATCTGCTTAAATAACTCTTTAGCTTGTGCACTAGACATACGAAACTGCATGGTGTATTCCGCACCGTCATCAAAGGGGTCACATGGTACTGATCTTCTTTCAGTGTTATCGAACTTATATGGTTTATTGATACGAGGCCACAGAGCCTCAACGTTGGTAATTGTATAATCTGACATTTCATCCATCCTTTCGGTCGCTTTCATCCACTTGGGGAGAAGTATTAAATTACGTGAAGGCCAACCTGTAAAGTTAATATCTTTGCCCTCCACATCCTTTATCTGCTCTAGAGTATCACGAACCTGTAGCATACCAAACTCTATAACCTCATGGTGCAGATAATGCATCTGGACAGCGTAGGGTGCTTCTTTCTCCACTGCCAAGAATGCAAAGTCTTCAACTAAGTAACCCTCTAACTCAAGCACATACTTATAAAATGCGGCTTGAATGTGATAACCTAAACTGAAGAACTGTCTTTCAAAACCCCCTGCTTTGGGGCTTGCATCGCGTGTTGTTTTTACATCAAGAACTATACCCCTTTCTGCTATAAACAAGTCAGGACGTGCTTTAAGTTGTAGACCCGTATTAGGGTCTTTATTAAACACACTCATCTCTGCAATACCACAAGGGTCTTGTAGTATATCAACTGCGAGTTCATTTTGCATAACAGATTCAACCATAGCTATGCTTGTTTCAAAATCTTGCCTTACCAATAATGTCTTACCTTCCTCATCGGCCTTTTCCTTTGCTTTTGTCCAAGCGTTACCTCTCCGATTGTCAGGGCCACATACCACCAGCTTATTTTCTGGCTCAAGAAGGTGTGCATGTACGGCAGTGCCTAAGTCAAATGCGGTGTTTTCTTTATACACATTCTTCTTCCAGTGCAGTAAAGATTTTAGATGTACCATCTTAACGGCAGAGCTACTAATAGCTTTATGCGCGTGGTAATCCTCATTTGACATATCCATAGATATCATTACATGTCCTCAAACGTAATCATCTCTTGGGGCTGTGGCTTCGGGGCATCATCCGATTTATTAGCTTTGGCTGGGTTAAACTCTTTTTCCATAGCTTCTAAATTAAATCTTTTGGTGTTTCCAATCTTTACGTAGCAATTATCTGGTACAAGTCCCCGCCGTACCCAAACCCGTATGGTAGACACAGAGACCGAAAAGAATTTTGCAACGTCCTCTATTGGTACTAATACTCCACTTGTCATACTTAAATTCTCCTTTACTGTATTAAGTGATCCTACAGCAGTTTCCTATAAAGTTCAACTATTTCTGTGTGAATGTTAGTTTTATTATCTATTGCTACCCAAAAGTGTCTTTCTACGGGTGAACCTTGCAACTGCACTACCGTACATTTGTTGTCTTGTCCAGCCCTGTGAACCCTCGCGTTTGCTTGAGCATATGTTTCTAAAGACATTATGGGTGCCCACCATACTACTGTATTAGCAGCAGTCAAAGTAACTCCGTGGGCAGCAGACTGCGGTTGTATTACCAATACTCTAGGATCTGGCTCCGTCTGAAACTTTTTAAATATTTCTGATCTTTTACTTGCGGTAACGTTACCTGATATAACATTTGTAGATATACCATCATCCTGTAGTTTTTCAGCTACTATTTGAATAGTATGTTTAAAAGGGACGAACACTAAGACCTTTTTAGCTGATTCGTTTATCACTTCTTTTAGCACTTTATACCTATTAGATACATCAAATTCTAAAGAGTGTCCTTCATCAGAATATACCGCACCAGAAGATATTTGTAGTAGCTTGTTCATATTTACCGCCGCGTTAGATGCTGTTATATCTTTGCCGTTAACTGTAAAAGTCATATTATCTTTAAGGAGCTTGTAGTATTTTCTTTGTTGGCTCGTTAGTTCTACCTCTCTCTTTACATAAGTCATAGAAGGTAAATCTAAACACTCATCTTTGGTAAATCGAATAGCAGGTTGTAAGACGTTATAAACTCGTTTTGTAGCCCCTTGTCTAGGAACCCAACGAAATTGAGACACTTGCATCATCACTTGATCTCTAAAATGTCCGAAATAACGGGGGACACTGCAAGGGTTTATTATTTTTGCTAGGCCAAAAGCATCTAGAGGACTTTGTGCGGCGGGGGTGCCTGTCATCATCCATACGTATGTATCATCATCAACTAGCGCGTTAAGTGTTTTCCAACGTTTTGTCTGTGCATTTTTATAATGTGTGGCTTCATCAACAATAATTAGATTAAAATCCCGCAAATTATCTTTTACAATCTCCACACCTGCATAATTAATTATGACGTAATCAGCACCATTATTTATTTTTTCTACTCGTTTTTTAACAGGGCCGTAGGCTATGTCAGAGGAGCGATGCGGGGCAAATTTTTGTAAGTCATCTTCCCAAGCTGACTCCATGATAGAAAGAGGACATATTACAAGTACACGTTTTATTATCCCTCTCTTCATTAGATAATCAGAAGCCCAAATCGCAGAAGCAGTTTTACCTGTGCCCTGTTCGTTGAAACAAAAAGCCTTTCGATTGTCCACTAGAAACTTTGTCGTTGTGACTTGATGTGCAAACGGTGATGGTGTTTTAGCATTATGTAACATATAACAACCTATTTACTAGCGAGAGCCAGTTGCTATCATCTTAAAAACGCAGTTGCGTTTTAGTTAGTTATCTTCATAGTATTTTAGTATCATGTAAGGACCTATTTACTAACAAAGGACTGAAATCAACCATTTAGTTAGTTATCCTCATAGTGATTTAATATCATGTAACATATAACAACCTAAACTCCATAAACTCTATAAAGCTCTATTTTGGAGTTTTTGAAGTTTTTTTATAGTTCCTTCTGCGATTTGATGACCTGTCTTCCATCTTTATACCATCCTTGTTCTTACCACCTTTCTTCAAGGGTTTATCGTGACTGACATCTTTACCTTTGCGGTCTACACCTTTCTTATCCATCGCACGCCTAGCACGTTGACGCTCCATCCTATCTTCGTGTTCCTTCGTGCCTTTTGGTGGATAGGGTTGTTTCTTCCGGTCTTTGGGGTTTTTATAGGGCATTGTTAACCTCCACATTGTCCATATGATTTACCTACACCTGACTCGCATGTAATTGGTAGTCCTTCTGCCCACTCGGGGGTAGTGCTCATACATTTCTCTACATAATGTCTAGCATCATCAAGATCATTTTCTGGCACGCAGCACACAACGGAGTCATGTACAGTGAGAACAACTCTATATCTCTCTGCTATTTTCAACATCTGCTCTCCTATAATACAACGGGCGATAGCTTGACATACATTTTCTGTTACTTTACCACCATATATTTTTGTTCTACCAGCTTTGCCTTTATAAGAGAACTCACCGTTACTTTCTTTCATGTCGGAATACCGCATACAAAGTCCTGACGGTAACTTGATACCATAATTTTTGTCGAGGGAGTATCTGGTTACCATCCGTACAGGCTTTACTATATTATCTACACCAAAAGAACGTGCACAGTTGTTCATCATATCTTTTAACATCTTGTTTGCTTCTTTCCAGAACATAAATATACTGTAGTTAGTCTCTCTGTAAACTTGTATGATCCGCTTGGCTTCAGACAACTCTATATCTGTGCCGAAAGTTTGTAATTGATCTTTAAACTTTTCATGGCCCATGCCATACCCACACCCTAAGATAGTAGTCTTACCAACAAACCTTTGTTCCTTTGTTACTTTTGCCTCATCTATATCATATATCTTAGAAGCCATCTTGACGTATACATCTTCTTTGTTAGCAAACGCTTCTACCAAGTCTTCTTGTTCTGCGAGCCATGCAAGCACACGTGCCTCTATTTGAGAGGAGTCACAATCAATCAACATATGTCCTTTTGGTGCTACTATGCTATGTTTTAATATCTTAGCCTTACCTCGGCTGCTCAAGTTCTGCATGTTGATCTTATCATCTCCACCCCAACGGCCTGTGTGTGCTGCATAATATCTTAGGGGTACAGGTAGCGATCCTCGTTTAGCAATATCAATAAATCTCTGAGTTCTTGTTTCCTCAAGCGTGCTTTTCAAAGACAGTCTAGCCTCTATAAGATTGCGAATATCGGGGTTTGAGTCAGTGAGTAACTTCTTAAATCCTTCGTCTGATTTAGAAAACGCATGAGTAGTCTGCCCCGTAGTGGGACTGATCTTTTCTGGTGGTTGAACCCCTAACTCTTCTAGTTTATTAGCAAACTTCGGATTACTCATCAACACGGTTCTATCTGTTCCACATTTTACTAACAGGTTCTTCTTGTGGTTTTTAACACTACTTAGATGCTGTTCTAGTAGTGGTAAGTCCAACTCTAGTTCTGGTTGTATAAACATCCGTAGTGTTAAATCTACTAAACGTAACTCTTGTTTAGGAACTCTAGTGGATAGCTTTTTAAATAGTGCATGGGTTAAGTCAACATCATTGACACAATAATCACCATACTCACCAAGTTGCTGTTCTGTAAAATCCTCTCTTTTTATACCTAAAGCATCTAAAACTTCAGTGCCTTTTGTACCAAGTTTATGCTTTTTAACTAAAGCAGCGAGGCTTACGAATGTATCCACGCCATGTACTGCACGTGCCATGCATAGGGTATCCAGATATAGCTTCGGACGGATGTTAAATAACCAGCTTAGTATGGCACCATCAAACATAGTATTATGTGCTAATACAGCGGAGTCTCCCCAATCAAACTCTTGCAGGAAATCGTGTAGCTGTTCATGTGTACCGCTGGCCCACATAGTCTCTTCGTTATTTACTTTTATACCTATACCAATAATCTCGAAGCGTGAGTCCCTTATATACTCTTCCATAGTCAATTTTTTAAGACTATAATCTCTGTCGTAGTATGTCTCAAAGTCTATTGTTATAAGATTCATTTATCGACCACTTGATTCTTTATTAATCTATCTAAATACCATCTCGCCTTACGTAAGTCCTCTACACATCCCTCAGTTTTATCTCCATGCTTATAACGCCACCTATGCAAATACTTTTTTATGGAACCCTCTAAATAATAGTTAAACCCCTCACCCAAGGAGTCTTCTATGTAGTCAATACTTTCAATCTTTCCTTGGTTGTAGTGTGGTGGATGGTCAACGGCATCGGGCGCGGGGCTTCCGAGACTTTTTTTGTTTTTATCCTTGGTGCGGCGAGAAGTGGGAACTGACTTCATTGCTACCGCATCCCATTCCTTTGGTGTGGCATCGTCAATACTCATCTTATCCCTCCTCAGATTCCACTTGCACATGATGTTTTACTACTAACTTAACTAGTTTCAGATAATCAGGAAACTCAATACCTTCTTCTAGTGCAAATTCTACAGAACTAATAATGCTAACCACTGTCGGTATTAGTCTGTATCTCTCCATAGCCAATTCCTTGTCCTCCTCTAACCAATTTCTAAACCAATGGCCCTCTGGTAACTTACCCCAATTTTCACGTAGTTTAAGATATTTGTCGGTTTTCCAGTCCTTAATGTAAGTGATGTTTTCTTCGTCACCCTTCATTTTCTTTTTCCCTCATAGAATTTCATAGAGCGTTTACGTTGTAAAAAATCATGTTGAGAAAGTGTTGGTGACTTACTGTATTTATAGCGGTGTTGCTCTTTTAACCAACACCTCGCACACATATACCGCGTTTCAGCTACTATCACACTAACAGCACCGCATTGACATTTAGGGTTACTTTTCATGTCCAAGTCCACATATTTTTCTCTTCAACCACTTGTTATTAAATTTCTCAAGTGCCTTATCGTTCATAACTTTACGTTTGGCAGTCTGCCGCCACTTGTTACTGTTCACGCTACTCACTTGTTGTCGTCTCATTAATCACACTCCTCGCAATCTCTGCGTGTCCAATCAATCGTTTCTGGTTCATCTTGTGCGTTGTCGTGTTCTATGGCATCTCCCTCATCGCCGAAATCTAACGTTAGTTGCTCTCCAGCAAAATAACCATCAACATAATTCTGTTCCCCTTGTAGTATTAATGGTACTGCATCCACATTTAGTTCATTGATTACACTAGATATACCGCCAGACTCAGCTATATCTCTAAGGCTTTTCTGCTGCAAGGCTGTTGGTTTGTTTGATCCTGCTTTACATTCAAGACCAAAGAAACGACCTTTGTAACATCCTACTATGTCAGGTACACCACTCTTACCGTAACCCCCTGTCACAGGGTAGAAGTAATATGCCCCCATATTTTTAAGATGTTTCGTAACGGCTCTTTTAACTTTAGATTCAGGAGTCATATATAATCCTCAAAAAAAAGGGAGACACAATGTGCCTCCCATGAAAGTTTGCCGTCACGTGACGGCAAGGAGTGAAACTAGCTATGAATGATCCAGTCTTTACCCAAACGCCTTCCAATACCGACAAGTTCTGATTTATCATCTATTAACTCCAAGACAGCAATCTTCTGCTGTATCTGTTTAGGTAAGTCTTCAAACAGATCGTACTCGGATTGTAAATCGAAGTCAAGCGTATTTATGCCTAAAACTTGGCATTGGTATTTATTTCGATCATTTGTTATCAGAATGTAACTATGCAAAGACATAATATATACTTTCAGTTACTCGCATACCCACACCTAAAACGGCTGTGCCATCCTCCACTATATACAGTGCTGACACACGTAACTGAACATGGTGTGGTGCATCCTCTAACGAATCATATATCTTACAAGTTGGATGGGTATGGCATAAAAAATCAGACTCTACGCGGGTCACACGTATCTTTCCTCTTGGTGTTATAACAACATAGTCATATCTAGCACCAACAGTCTTACTCATAACCTCACTTGTTTCAACAGACTGTTCCAATAACAAACTTATTTGTTCTAACAAGGGCTTGCCACAAATTTTCCTAAGTTCTCGACCAGTCAAAGTTAGGTCAGGCGTAGTTGTGTATTGTGCAACCACACTAAGGACATGCACAAGATCAGTCTTATAATCTCCGACAACCTTGTTGTATATGTTATCTACCTTGTTAGTCTCTATCCTTTTCAACCTCTTTATAGCACTTTCAAAACTTGAGATTTTGTTTTCAGCGGCTTCTTTTGGACTCCAAGGACTAAAGTATCTTGTAGCATTTTTTAGTGCTCTAGCAACATTGGTAGATGATAATGTCCTATAGTCACCATCAGCACTACGGGTAAATTTCCAGTTCTGTATTTTCCTAGATTCGACTGCAAACTCGGTAACTTTGTGTCTATGACTGTCAAATTTCTCACGAACAATTATTCTACCAACCACGTATTCTTGGTCAGGTAAAGTAACATAGTACAAGTCCTGATCCTTTCTGTAATTTAGTTGCCAAAACTCATACCCTCGCATCTTGGAAAGCAAGCCCTCAATAAATTTAAGCCGTGCACCTTTATAACCATCAGCGAACAAATGTAACCTATCGACTAACACAGAATCCTTGTCTTCAATAATTTTATCTCGTGCTGTTCTTAAACTATATTTCATGTTAATGACTCCTTGCCGTCACGTGACGGCGTAACAGTGGTGTGCTCATAGTTGAATCCACAACGCTCATTAATAAAACGATTTAACTTGGCTCTGAGTTGTTTATCAGTTAAATCAGATATTGTTTTTTTCCTGCTCAAAGTGTAATCCCAATCTAGACTGGAAGATATGTGCCTAATACTTATATTAACAAGCCTCATTTGGTCTTCCGACATATCTTTGTTTATGTCCCACTCCTGTAATACCTTATAAGGTTGAGATTTGTTGCGCCAGTCAGCTTTAAAAGTAGGTACTGAGTCCCCCATGCGTGCTATTAACATAGCATCATCAATAAATTTCTTAATTGGGTACTTAGCCTTAATTTCTTTTTTGACTCTTTTTACTGGTACAGTATAGACATTGCCGATATTGATCCATCTACCAGCACCGTCTTTCTTAAAAACCAGTGGGGCAAGTTCATTTTGATACCTACCACAAGGGAGATAATAGTCATCAGTATACAACCCAACCCCATACCCACGGTTGGACATTGCATAAATATGATGATGGCCCCTTCCCTGCTTGAACCTAATACCGTTAGGTAAGAAACGAGGGAACCAATGATTCAACAATGTAACCCTAGACCAATCACGTTCCCATAATATCTCAACCGTGTTATCGGGGTACCAAGTCACTATGTCCATGTCGAAACATCTTAGTATGTATCGATCTGGGCGCTTGTAGACGTTCTCACGTCGCCAATACTTTCTCTCGCCTAGAGGTTTTACATACTCAGACCTTCCTCGTATGTGTTTGGTACCTCTAAAAAAACGTTCTAAATCACTATAATCATCAAACATATCTCACTCCTTATCCTTGTTGTATGCGCTTCCACGCTTTGTCAATTAGATTTGCCATCGAATCT